TAAAGCATCTGCTGTATTAGCAGCAGAACTAAATGTTGACATATTAAGTTGTGATGCTGTTAAACCTTTACCAAATTCATTATTAGATATGTAATCTAAAAAACATAAGGCTGGATTATCTGACCACACATAAGTAGAAGGAGTACCAAATGTTTGACCTGAATCTCTTGGATCATAAACTTTTTTACCTTTTACTTGAACTGTTAATTGTGGAACACCTGACCACATACCTGTTGTATCGTATTGATAATGAGCTGCTATATAAGCTATACCATCTAATCTATGATTTGAAGTCCAGTTAGTCATAGAAGCTACTAGCATTGGGTCTGCTGTTTGACTTGCTGCACCATGATGACAATTCAAAACATATCTATATTGCCCAGCAGGATTAGTGCCAAAACCACCAGCACCAGCATTTATAACTGTTGCACCATTTTGTGAAACTGTATTTAAAGAGCCTGCTCCTGATGATATTCTATCTGAACCAACATAACCACCTTCTTTGAATCTTGCATTATCAGTTATTAAATTACCGTCTAATTCTATTGTTCTTTCTATAATTTCTTCACATTCACCAACAGCTAAAGCATAGACTACATATAAATCTCTAGAATCATTATTATTTGTATCCATGTATATAACTTGTGAGCCAACACGTCTTGATCCATAAATAACAGGAATCTTACCGCCAGCAGACGTTTTATTAGCCATAATAGTCTGAGCTTGAGCTTGCATATCTTTAAGCTGTCTATAACCTTTAACACCAACTGCTAAAGTTGCTATCGCTAAACTCCAAGAGAGAACAGAGCTTATAACTGCTGCTGTTCCTCCACCTATTCCTAAAAATGTTAAGAAACCAATAACCATCTATAAACCCCACCTAACATCTTCTTTAACTTGGGTTGCAAATTCCATACCTCTATCCCCTGAACTAAATGCTTGCTGTGATTCATCAGAAAAATGTCTGCCTTTTGTTAAATTCCAATTTGACCAATGACTTGCAACTCTAAGATTTATTGTTGAATTATCAATAGTTTCAACTATGCCTACGTTTCTTATTTGTCCTGTAAAAAAATTAATTGCACCAACAATAGTTTCATTAGCATCAAAATACGCTAAATAAATATCCACAATCTTATCTGTAAATTCTCCATCTTCTACAAGGCTTCTAATCGTACTAGTTACATTTGACAATGTAATACCAACTTCATCTACTTGTAATTGACCAGTTTCAGTTGTTGCATCTACTTGTAAAAAAGAACCACCAGCTTCATAGCTATTAGAGTCATAAGTAACATTAGAATACCAATCAGTTAATCTGATAGTATTTGATAAATTTAATTTAACTAAAAAAGCTGTTTTAGTTGCTGTTGATGATACTTGAGTTTGTAAACCTGCTGATAAACTTCTAGGCATTAAGTTATAACCTCTCTAACGTCAAATGAAATACTATAAAAACCACTAGCATCTGTTGAATACATAATCTCATTATTTTCAAGATAAACAGTGAAACTAGGTTTATTTACAGTAACAGCTTCATTATCTGCTAGAGATGCTACTAGGTTAGGTGATATTAAAAGATCTAATGTGCCATCAGCATTTGAATCAATAGTTGACCTTACCATATATACTTTACTATGATTTGCGAACTTAATTAAATCACCAGCTTTTAAAGCACCTGATTGACTAGCTGAAAAACCATCTAATTCAATTTGTGAATCTCCTGCTACTTGTGATCCAACTACTTGTATATCTGTTTCTGCTTTGCCAGCACCTAAATTATCTAGCGGTGCAACTATAGTAAAGTCCTCAAAAGAACCCTTTTGTTTTTGTAAAAATGCAAATACTTCTTGAGCTTTTTCTTGTTGTAAAGGTGGCATTTGTACTGTAAAAGAAAAATATTGACTACCAATCTGTCTAACTTGTTTTTTACCTGATAAAGTCTGATTAATTAAAGTAGGTCTATTATCTTTAAAATTTAAACTTCTAAAATTAGGAGATGTCGGAAATTGACCTGACATTAGACTACTCCCATTTTGCCTTGATTATTCATGGCATTGTTTATGATTGATGTTATCAACCCTTTTCTTGATGCTAGTAACTGGTCAAATCCAGCAGCATCTACTGTTGATATGTTGAAGTTGACTGTAGGTGCTGATTGCATAGCCATTTGATTATTAGGTACAATATTACCGTTACCTGAAGGTACAAATAACTCAGGACCTCTTTCTCCTACAATATAAGGAGTATTACTGTTAACTGGACCTCCAGAAGCTCTACCAAATATACCACCTATAAAATCACTAAAACCACCTGTTAAAGGTTTTAATATAGCTTCTTGTATAGCTATTCTTAATAATTGTTCTATTACATAATTAGCAAAATCTTTAAATGATGCTTTACCATTTTTAAGTGACTCAACAATAGAATCTTCAAATTTTTTCATTGATGCGATACCTAACTTACCTAATGCTTCATCTGTAGCACCTATAGAATCTTTAAACTCTTGCATACCAACAAGTAATGGTTTTGTTGTTTCTTCATCACCACCGCCATTATTACCAGTAAGATTATCTAAACCACTTTTCGTGTGTGTTAATTTTTCGATTACTTTATCAAGAGCAGAACCAGTTTGTTTAGCCATATTTTGAAATGTTGTTCCTGATCTTAAACCTAAAACAATAATTTCATCTTTTAATACTTGTACATCTAATGCAGAATTATTAATTTCATCTGTTAAATCAGTAAATAATCCAAATAAACTTTGTCTTACTTTAAGAGTATGTAATCTAGTATCTATTAAAGAAATTTGTAATGATTTAAAACCTATTAAAACCCCATCAATAAAATTATTCATTGAATCTAAGAAACCAGCCAAACCTGATATAAAACCTTTAGTTCCTTCTACAATACCTACAGCTATATTTTGACCTAATTTATCAAAACCACCAACCTCTTCTTTTGTATCTGTTAAAAACTTAGTAAGATCTTTAGATACATCTTGTAAAACAGGTAAAAAAGCACCTACAAGATTTTGTGTAATAGCTGTAAATTGTCTTTTAATTATATTTAATTGATCATTAAATGCTTCTGCTTTTTTTGTTGTATCTGAACTTATTAATATTCCAAGATTTTCTGCTTCATTAAAAAACTTTTTAAGTTCAGCAGAACCACCTTTTAAAGTATTAACTAAAGCAACACCTTCAGAGTCAAAGAATTTAAATGCTAATCTAACTCTTTCACCTTCAGAAGATGTATTAGCTAAACCATCAGCAACATCAAATAATATATCTTGTATATCTCTCGCTGAACCGTCTGCATTTTTAAATTCAATACCTAGTTGTTGTAAAGCACCTTTAGCTTCACCAGTACCTTTAGCAGCTTCAGCAACTCTACGTATGAATCTTTGAAGACCCATATCAAGAGTTCGTGTTTCGATACCAGTTTGCTCTGCAGCAAATCTCATTTGTTGTAGGAATTCTACATTTACACCTAACTTAGAAGCAGTTTTCCCTAAAGTATCTAGTGCATTAACATTACTTTTTGTAAATAAAGCTACAGCACCTGCGGCAGCAGTTGCAGCAGCGCCAATACCTAAAATACCTTTAGAAACAGTAGCAGCGCTTTTACCTGCAAAAGATAAACTTTTATTCAAAGTATTAAAAGCAGCTTTAGTATTATCTATTGCTGCAAATGTAAATTTAACCTTTTGTGCCATTATTTCTTTTCTCTTGAGCTAGTTCTAAGTAAGCTATCCATCCTTGATATTCTTGGACACTAATCTGTTGAATCTCTTGTAATGTTTTACCAAGTTTTTCTGCTAGTGCGTATTGCACATACAAATCAGTATCCTTTATTAGTTTTTTTTCGTTTCCTCAATAGGTTCTTGTCCCATAATTTCTTGTGCGACACGCATTAATACTTCCCTATCAACTTGATTTAATAAAGCGTTTTTATCTGCTAAATCAAATAGTTTATCCCCGTTTTCATCAAGTGCTTTGTAAATAAGAACATAAGCCATCATCGTTAAATCATCTTCTTTACTCATTTTATAGAGCTTAGAAGTTTCAGCTAGCGTTAATGGCTTACTGTATATTTTAAGAGGTTTATTCTCATCACCCCATTCAGGCACTTCGATTACTTTTACATCTTGCTCTGCAAAATGTTTCTTTGCGTTATCTATTGCTGACATTTTCTTATACTGTTGTTGATGTTAATGCACCATTACCTTGTACTGATATGCTTGCTTCAACTAATCCATCAAATGATGCACTTCTTGAAACACCAGTAACAATAGCTGATCCAGTATAATAAGTATCACCTGATGCATCTCCTTCAGGATATACATTAAGAGTTACTTCTGAGCCAATGGTTAAAGCACCTTGACCACTAGTATCAGTCTCATCCCAAAATACATCTAAACTTCCTGAGAAAGAAGTCAATGATGATTTATACGTTCTAGCAGAATCACCCATTGAAGTATCTTCTAAAGTATCAGCAGATTCTTCAATAGAATAAGACCTTATTTCAGCTACAGCATTAGAACCGACTTTGACAGTTCCTTCACTTCCTTTATGTGTCGCCATTTTCTACCTCGTCTTTCGACTTTTTCTTAGAAGAAGATTTAACTTTATCTTGCGAATGGACTGCTTCCTCTTTCCAGCCCTTTTTCTTCATTGACTCAACCTGAGTAGGATGAGCTATTACAGAACTTTTACCATTTGGACTAATTAATTTCATAATTGTCTCCTATACTGCTACGTCAGGATTTTGTTCCTGAACATAATAATTTGTTAAAAAAGTTAAGGTAGCATATCCAACAGGTTGCTCACCTTCACCGTTATATTCTATTTCTGTACTTTCTAAATATATATCTTTAGTAAGTCCATCTAATGTTGTATCTGCTGCTATTGCAACTTCAACTTCTTTACTTATTGTATCAATTGTATCATCAAAATTAGTTGTTGTTTTTGCATAAATTTCTACGATAAGTGATAAATTTCTTGATGATAATCTATTTGTGCCTATTACTATAGGTTCTGATTCTTCATTTTTTGTATATACAACTAAAGCAGGAAGATTACCTGCTTCTAAAGGATAAACTCTTGATTCATATATATTTGATCCAGTGGTTGTTAATCCTGTTAATGTAGTTCCTACTTTTTCTCTAATTTGTTGTCTTACATGATTAGCCATTATATTTCCTCAAGCATTAATGCAGTAAATCCTGTTTTATCTTTTTGTACATTTACTACTTTATAAGATTGTGCAGCTTTTAATATATTACCGTCTACATCTTTAACTGCTGATACAGCTAATGTATCATCATGTAAAACATTAGGTACATCTATACTTCTACAATAAGCTATTGGTTGCGTACCTTCTATTCCAATACCTTCTTCATCTTCTAGATATTCATCATTTAAAATAATATTTATTGTTGATTGAACATCTTGATAATTAGTATATACAGCGCTTAATCCATGGCCATAATTAATATCTAAATAGCTTGCCATATCTTCTTCAGTTTCAAGATTATATTTAGACATTATTGTTCCTCTAAAATTACTTCTACCATACCAACATTATCAGGTCTTACATTTTTAACTAAAAACGAAGTTTCAGGTACTAATACACTACCGTTATTTGTTGTTATAGCGTTAACTATTATTCTATCGTTATGTGAAATATATGGAACATCAGAATGTTTAATATATGCTTTAGGTTGAAAACCTTCTACAGAAACACTGCCTGTGTCAATACTAAAATATTCTTGATCAATAATTAAATTAATACTATAAGCATCTCCTGAATCAATATCAAACCAAGTATCAATTAATCCTTGTCTTTGATCCCATAATGAAGATTGAACTTCAAAGAATGTAGCAGTAACTCCATTACCTGTAGAAGTATCTACATAAGAATTAAAATCTGCTGCACTCTCTAAAGGCATGATTTATTTTTTAGCTCTTGTTTTTGGAGCTTTTACTTTTGAAGTTTTTAAACCTACGCTTCTATCTTCTTTTTCAGCTTTAGGTTTACCTATATGTACTTCAGCTTTACCATATCCACATAAAGCATGTCCTTCATGTTCAGGTAATTCAACTATATCGCCAGCGTGTACTTTAGAACCGCCAGCTACTGTATCTGTTAAAATTTTGTATTTTTTCATATTTAAGTTGGGGGTATTACTACCCCCATTCCATTTAAGCATCAGTTAATTAGTCTGATGATTTACAGAAAGATACTGCGTGACGTACAGCAACATCAACAGTTTGTAGAGCAACAATTCTTACTCCACCTGATGTTGATAATGCATAAGGATCAACAGTAATATCTAAACCACCATACATACCAATTAATAAGTCTGCAAAGTTACCAAAGTAGAAATCACCACTTGTTACTTGATTACTTCTGATTACATTATAACCATTCATAGTGTTATCAGGAGAAACAACAAACTGAGCAGTACCAGTAGCCTTTTCAGTTGTTTTTAAAGTACCAAAGTCAGCAGGTCTACAAATATAACCTAAAGAACCAGTTAAAGCATTGTCATTAGCAACAGCACTTTCCATAGCTACGATTTCAGCCCAAGTTGGGTTAGCAGCAGCAAAAGTTGTAGTGTTAATACCTGAAGTATTAGCAATACCTGTTGGCTGACCACTTGAACCAGAACCAGCTAAAGCACCTAAATCAATAGCAGTAGCAATTGATTGTGTTAGGTCGTCTCTGATTAAATTTTCAACATCTAATGAAGATTGTTGTAATAATAATCTAGTAGCATCAGTAAAAGCACCGATTACTTTAGGAGACATAGTTACTGAACCTGAAGTGAATTCACTTTCAGAAGCAGCATTACCTTCAGTTGCAATCCAACCAGCTGATGAAGCAGCAGTCTTCTTCGGAATAACAATATTCCCCTGCAATCCACGGAGCATGGTCGCTCCTGCTTGCATAACACTTGAAGAGTTTCTTAGAACGTCGATAAAATCGCCGGCTCTGTAATCTTCAGCTATAAGAGTTGAATCATCAGATGTATTGATGTCTCTTTGTTTCCAGTTTCTTAATACTTCAGCGGGTAACATGATACCTTGAGCATCTTTACCATACTGTCTAGCAGCTTCAGCAGAACATTCAAATTCAAATTCTGCATCTTGCTGAGCTCTTCTGTCAGATGGATTAGCTAAAGCTCTAATTGCTTTTACTAAGCTAAACTGTCTAACTTCATTATTTGTCATACCAATTTCAGCAGTTTCTAGTGGCTTATCATTAGATATTTCATTTAATAATACGCCTCTGAAATCTTCAACTGATATACCTTCTTGAATCGCCTTGTCAGCTAAATCTCTTTTGTTGTGTTTAACAGCTAAGTCTATAATTTCTTTAGAATTTCTTTTAAATTCAGCTTTAGCTTCTTCAACAGATTTTGATCTAACTTCGTCAAGGTTGATTTCATTTTTAACTTCTTCAGTCATAATAATTTCCTTGTTTAAAGTTTTAGAACGGCCAACGCCAACAAGTCTCGATTGATCAGCTGGGACTGATACAGAAGAAACTTCCATAGGAGTCCAATTAGCTTTGTAATACGTTTCATCATCTTTGTTGTAACGTTCTAATTTGTTAATTTTATAGCCGACAGAAATATTCATACGAATACCATCGACAACATCTTGAAAAACCTCACGAGCTAAATCAGATCTTCCGAATCTGACTACAGCAACTGTCCGTTTTGCTGCCTCATCAAGTTTAAATTCTTCTATAACACCAATTTGCTTAGTCATATCATGATCAAGCAAAAGCGGAGCTCGCCCAGATGCGATAAATGTCATGTCTATATCATCTGAACTATGTCCTAGCACTTCCATGCCAAAACTTCTTTCAACAGGTTCTTCAGAAGAAACACCGATTCTAACTCTTCGATTCTCCTCATCAATAAATTCTGATCTAGATAAATCAATAGTTCTATAATTAATATGTAAATCAACTACATTTCTATCTTTCTCTTCATCATCATGATAAGGACGAGCAGATTCTTCTATTTCTACTTCATCACCTTCCACATCCTCATGTTTAGCAAATTCGACAATTACTTTATCATCAGTCTCGCTGACATTGAGGATATGTCTATCTTCTTTATTCATAGCATTCTCCTCTTTATTTATAGATAAAGGATGTTTTTCCAATTCTAAAGAATTGAAATCGTTAAAATCCCTAATAGGATTAATTTTTGTTAGAGTACTAAATTTGTGACCTACTTCTATATCTGTAGGTTCACCACCTCTATAAAGCTGTATTAGTGCTGCAGGATCATCTTCTGTTCCTGTTAATGAAAGAGAACTATTTGGAATATTAATTTTTCCATCTCTTTCTATTTTTATAATTTTACCTCTTGCTCTTCCGCCAGATGTATCCCAACTTACAAAGTCACCAACTTTTAATGCATCAGGTAAAGCTCTATCTTGTTCTTTTTTCATTTTTTCCACCAATTTTTTTGACCAAGAATAACCTGCATCTCCTCCCCACAAGGCCCAAGCAATTCTACCGTTAGAAGGATAGCCATCTTCACCAGGGCTAAAACCTTCAGCTTTTTTATCTACTTCATGTCTACTAAAAAAACTATACATTCTTTTAACAGTATTATCAGATAGATTTTCATTTGCTACAATTTGTCTAGCTCTTGTAGCACCAACTCTTGTACCGCCTCTTCCATGTTCTTCACGCCAATCTAAGCCTCTTTGTGCTTCTGTTTTCATTCCATCATTTGGCTTAGGCATCGTCATCACCACCTTGTATATCAGGTTCTACTGGTAACTTAACACCAAACGGTTGGAAAGCAGTTTTAATTCCATATTGTTCTGCAAGTTTTTGTTCTCTTTCATGTTGCTCGAATAACTCTTCAACATCTCTACCATAATTAGCTTGTACATCTTGATAAGTAACTAAACCAGATTGCATACCATTTATAGATGCATTCATTTCTTTTTGTGGATCTACCCACTGGAATGATCTACCTATAAATATTGTGTTATCTGCAAACTTATCATATTTGCTCATAGGTAAAGGTATATTATTTGCAGGATTCATAACTATTGCACCTACAGATATTGACATTTCTAACCATTTTTCATAAACAGGTCGCATAAAATGATCAATAACAAACTTTTGATATAGTTTATACATTTCTCTATCTTCTAAAGCACCAGCTCTTAATGAACTATAATTAACAGAAGATAAGTCATTTGTTAAAGCATGATAAGAAATATTCAAACCTGATGCTACGCTTCTTAATACACTTGTTGTAAAAGCAGAAAAAGCTGTACTTGGGTGATCAGGATCAAAAGATTTAAAATCCATACCTGCAGGCAATTGCTCGAATGAGCCTGCTTGAGCTTCCATAATAGGAGTAAATGTATCTTCTAAATCATCACCTACATATCCGTCACCATCAGGTGAAGTAAAAAATCCCATTTTAGATGCTGATACACGAGCAGCTGTTATTTCTGCTTCTAAATAACCATTAAGCATTTTAATGTTTGGCATAGCTGCAGCTGTAAAAGGAACACCTCTATTTTGTTCAGCTCTTGTAGGTAAATATGCATGTATTATTTCACTTGCTGGCACTCTTATATGTTCTTTGGGTGACATATAAGTATTATCATAAGGGTGGTTTTTAAATAACCAATATGCAACTGGTTTATCGTTTTTATCAACCTCAACACCCATTTTAATTCTATTTTTTGTTTTAGGGTTTACTTCGTTTTTAGTTTCATCTAAATGATCAGCTTCTAAAAATTGAATCTTATAACCATATTTAGAATCTTTAGTTTGTACATGTCTTACTAAAACTTCACCATCTCTTGCTAATGATTCAACAAATAATTTTTGACAATCAATAAAAGATTGTCTACCATTTAATGTACAGTTACCCATTCTTGACCATTTAGCAAACTCTGTTTCTACAACTCTATTGCCAATAATATCTAATGAACCGTCTGTATTTCTTGCTTTTACACCTAATCTAATTCCGTTTGATCCAATAATATTAGAAACCATAAGATTAAGATATCTAGCAACAAAAGAATCGTTTCTTGCTAAATCTCTACTTCTTTCTCTTAAAATTCTTAATTGATTTTTTATTTCAGCATCTGCTGATGTACTTGAAGCTCTGAAATCTTCAAATAATCTACCAGTACTTGCTCCTGCATATTTTCTGTACATAGGAGTTTTACGTACTTTTTTATCACTTCTTCCTATTATTTTGTCATACCAAGCCATATTTAAAACCTAACTTTAATTGTATTACCGGAATCTTTCTTATTTTTGATTCTTGCTTTCTTAACTTCTTTTAAATATTCAGCTTTGTATCTGTCTCTAAACTGTAATAATTCATCAATAGTTAATCTTGACAATGATCTACCAGCAATACTCATTGAACTTTGATCCATTGTCGCTCTATTTTCTATTACAGCTTCAATCGCATCTAAAACTTTCTTAGCATGGGATCTTACTGAAGATGTAGTTGTTGCATAATTTTCTTGTATTTCTGTAAAACCTTCTGATAATTTAATTCTTGCAGAATCAGAAGACCTAGTTATATATGCAACCCAATTATATTCACCAGATGTATATGTTGTTGTATTACTTACCTCGATAAGGTATTCATCATTAGATTCTGTTGCAGTTAAAGTAAAATTAGCTGCAGTTGAACCATCAACTAAGTTGAATTCATAAGATAAAGTATAAGATGCAGTAGGGTAATCAGTGGACAAGTCTGTTCGTTTCCACGCCCAAAAATCTCCTAACTGCAACTCATTAGGTTCTGATGTAGGATAGTTTGTACTATCAAATTTATTGGCCATAAATAAAAAATAGTTTTTTTGATTATACTATTATTTATATCATGAAAAACCTCAATTTGTAATTATTTTCAGAAACATTATTTTTTCTTCAAAACCCATAAACAGTTTCTACTTTCAGCAGGAAACATAGGTGCCATTAAATTACTTAGTATATTTGTATCAAAATATTCACTAACTGTTTCAAAATATTGCTTCTGCCAGTCATTCATCAGAGGTTTATAATCTCTTATTGATGCAAAGGTTCCATACTTATTCTCAACAGTAAAATATCTTTCTAATATATCTTGTAGTTCAAAATGTTCAAATTCACAGATTTCACCATTAATAATATGATTAGCTGCAGCTCCTACTTGTTCATCATAGTTTGGCGTAGATAATAATATTGTTGTATTTTCATCTGCAAACTTACACATATTCTCTAAAAATATATCTGCATTCTTTTTACCTATATGTTCTATAACTTCAAAACTACAGATTAAATCATAAGTTTCGACTGTAGGTTCTATATCAGAACATAAATCTAAAGTTTCAAATGATGCCCATTCTACATTTTCATATTTTTCATTTGCATCATTCATTGTTTTTTCTCTTACATCAACTCCTAAATACTTTTCGCATTTAAATCTATTTCTGTAAAATACTTCTAAACAACTACCTGTACCACAGCCCCAATCTAAAACTTTCATGCCAATTTTTGCTCGTTTTAGTACATGGGTCCATCTTAAGTAGTGAGCAAATTGATCACGATGATAAATATGTCGCTCCATTGCTGTATCTGGATTTAATTGTGTTGTGTTATATTTTTTCATAATATACTCCTTGTTGTGAAAAAATTTGATCAGCAAGATTACAACTATCTTGCCAACGTGGGTTAGAATCGTCTGCTATTTTAGCTATTACAGCTTTTATTCCTACTTGGCACATACCTTTTGCACATTCATGGCATGCATGTAAACCATAAATAAACATTGTGGCACCTTCTAAAGAAACACCATTTAATGTTGCATGATAAATACAATTCATTTCTGCATGTATAGTGTATTTATATTTTTGTTCTCTATCTTCGTATAAAGAAGGTTTATCTGGAAATTGTCTTGGAAAACCGTTATAACCTTGTGATAATACTTGCCCTTTATTTCCAATAGCTACAGCTCCAACTTGTGTTGAAGGGTCTTTACTCCAAGTAGATATTTCTTTTGCAAGATTTAAATATCTATCTTTCCAAATATTTGAAATGTCTTTCATAAATATGTAAATTTTGTACTTGCCAATAAATTAAACCTGAATCATAACATAAGTCATTACTTAGTTTATTTAGTATGTATTGATGCCAAGCATAATCGTTTTTGTAACCATAAACAGCATCATTAGACCTCATCTGCACCACACAATCAACTTGTGAGGATAAGGAGTTAATATAAAAGCTAACTGCATTAGTGCAGATAAAATCGTTCTTGCCGTTATCTTGATATTCTTCCCATATACTAGGTCTTGTATAAACCATAGTTGCTCTTCTAGAATTACTATTACGTTGTAATTCTTCTTTAGCATTATTATATTGATTAAAATATAATGGGGAGTTTATCAATCTTCCGTAATTTGAATTAATTTCTCCATTCTTATCTGCTGTATATTTCCATGCAGCAGGAGTTGGATCATAATCTATATCATGTATATTAGTTGATCCTAATTTATACCAATTTATTTCTGCATTAATGTATTCTTGATTAACTTTACCAAATATTGTAGGTTCATCAGCTATAAAACTAGCTCCTAATATCTGTATTGTTTTGCAACCTGTTTTATCAGTAATAAATTGCTCTTTGTTATACATTGTTTGCAATGTATTGCGAATATCTGATACATTCATTTTTTCTTTTTTTCTTTTAAGAATGCACCATAAAAACTTGCATAATTAATTAAGTCTAAAACTGAATCATAAGCAGATTCAAAATTAGCTGTTTTACTTTCAAAAGCTAAAGATTCTAATCTTTTAACTTTAGTATGTATCATAGTTAAATAAGATGCATCATCGTATGGAAAGTATTCTTTCTTTGATTCTGAACCTTTTGATTTATAATCTTCGCCTTTTAATTCTTGTAAAGCTGCTGCTTCACTTAATACTGAATGCATAATTTACTCCTTATCTAAAAAATCTAGTTTACCTATATTATCAAAATGTTGTGGCGCTTGCCAATCTTTTGGTTTAACAAGATCAGGTAATCCTAATGGATTTGGTCTTGTATCTTTTACACCAATATCTTTTTGCATATTTGCATGATGTACACGTTTCCACGCTTTTTTAATATCTACATCAAATGCATCTAATGAACCTAACGCGATTACAATAATATCTATAAAAGCATCTACTACTTCATCTGATTCATGATTATCAATTGCTGTAAATAATTCGTCTAATTCTTCTTGTATAAAATTAGCTCTAAATTGCAAGTAAGACATTTTCTTTTCATCACTTGCTTTATTAATAAAGCGATATATTTGATAATATCGGTTTAATTTTTTAATGTCACCAATCATTGATTAATTAGCTTGTAAAGTTATAATAGTATTTTCTATATCTCTGATAACAGCTCTAAATTCTCCATGTGATGTTTGTTGTAAAACCTGTATTTGCTGTCTTCTAGGTAAACCTAATAATCTAGATCTTTCAGCTTCTAATGCTTGTATTAATTGTTCGTTTGTCATAATTAACTCCTTTTTAAATTATGTTGTTTGTTTATAAGTCTATTGTACTAAAAAAATATAACTTTGTATACACTTTTATATGATTATTTCCAACTATTTATCCAACCAGTTTGTCTTGGTCTTCTTTTAACAACATCTTTACCATGTTCTTTTTGTGTTGATTTATTTTGTTTTATTAATGCTTCAATACGATCATAGTTAGGTTGCAATATATACACTGCAGCAAATGCATAAACTAATGTATCTAATGCTTCATTGTTTCTTGTTTTTTTAACCCATTGAAACTTTTTAGCACCTTTAACATATTTAACAACTCTTTTTTCTGATGTTAATTGTTTAAAGTATTCTTCATCTACTGTAGCAGGAAAATGAATTGTTGCATTTTCCGCTTTTATTCTTGAGTAAATAACTTCTTTAGCTGTATCTGTTCCTACAGGATATAAAACATGTCTTGATCGACCTACAAATGAAGGTCTGCCTGCAATTGGTTTTTGTGTTTGTGACGAACCTTTGATTGCAAATATCTTTCTATGTACTCTTTTTGAAGTATAAGCATAAACTTGTTGCGTATGATGACCACCTGAATCGATACATGTTGAAACTATTTTTAAAACTTTATCATCTTCTCTTGTAAATGAATTTAACAAGTATTGATCTAAGTCTCGCCAAACATGTGTAGATGAAGGATCACCAAATATAACTTTGTAATCAACAACCCAACATTCATTATTATGGGACCAACCTACAACTTGAGCTTCTAAACGATCACCCTGTACGTCAACACCACAAGTTAATAACAATACTTCATTAGGAATTGTTTCATGATCATAAGTTTCACGTTTATCTAATAACCCACCGTATTCAATACTTTCCCCTGGATCATCGAATGTTCTACCTAATGCTGTATTAACCCAAGTTTTAAGCATTTCAGGTTGATTCTTGACATTGTAAAAATCTACAGCCATATCTACCCAAGTTCTCCATGGACTATAAAGCTCAGATATATGAAATCCTGCTACTTTTTTAGTTTCATTTTCTGCAATCCATTGTCCATTTTGTAGCATCCACATTTTTTTAGATTCAGGTATTACTGTTTCACAATGTTTACATGTATATTCTGCAGTTTCAGGTTTAGATTTCTCCCAATGTATTTGTTCCCATTCTAAAACTTGTAATGTAGCACAATGTGGACAAGGCACATGATAATAACGTTTATCTGATTCTTCAAAAGCTACTTCTATACGTGATAATCCTTTAATTGTAGGAGTGGATGTAATAAATACTTTTCTATTCCAAAAAGTGGTTGTACGTTTTATAGCTAGATTAATAGGATCACCTTCTGCTCCTGCAGATGTTTCGTATCTATCAACCTCATCGCATAAAAGTATACGTATTGGTCTAGAAGCTAGTCCTGCAGGTGAATTTGAACCTACAATGTTAATATTACCTCCTGGAAACTTTTTAGAAAGTACAGTATTACCAGAATCCCTACTTTTGGGGTCTTTTACTTTAGTTCTTAGTCTTTCTGAATCACGAATCATATTAGCTAAACGATCTTTTGACCATGCTTGCGCCATAGCTAATGTAGGTTGTAAAACTAATGTAGGAGATGGATCTTGATCTATAAAATAACCTACTATGTTATTTAGTATTTCAGTAGCTCCAACCTGTGCAGATTTCATAAAAACAATTGTATTGATTCTATGATCGTTAGCAGCATCCATAATTTCTTTTTGATATGGTGCTCTATCTGTTCTCCATTGTCCAGCTTCTGATGAAGATTCAGCAGATAACACACGATATCTGTCAGACCACTCAGAAACTGTTAAATTAGGTGGTGGATTCCATATCTTTTTTGTCGACAAGAGTACTTTCTCTATATTCTTGCGGTATTGGGTCATTTGCTAGTTCCTCTAGTGCTTCATATATTGATTGTTTAATGATTTTTTCAACTTCTGCAAAGTCTTCTGATGCTAATACTAAATGTGCAACTTTATTTGGTATTGTTAATAGCTTTCCTCTGCAATTTGATGTGTAATTAATCCAAGTTTCCTCAACTTGATCAGTAGGAATGAGTTTTCCCTCTAAAACAGCAACGTCGAGCTGCGCTTTATCAGCTTGTGCCTTAGTTAGACGTGTTTTTTCTTCAGTTATGTCTCCAGAACCATCTTTTGATGAATATCTGCCTTGTTTTTGCAAAAAAGCTATGTAAGAGCGCCTACAATGGTCTAAATCTAATGGATTTGCACCTAATTTAGCCTGAAAAACATCATTATTGATCAATTTTCCAACATTTTGGACCGTCATGAACAGATGTTCTGCTACTTCTTTTCTAGTTGCCATTGCTTAATATTAAACCGGTTATATGGGACCTACGTCTAGAGAAAGAGTTCGGCGCGAATAACCACATAGATATCGCCCAGAAAGGAACCGCAAAATCTGGAAGCATACGTATCATAATGAATCAAGCGTCCTTAAACTATATGGGTACAACACATGTAGTGGTATCAAGGCGCAACGTCCTTTGTTTATTTCTATCTTTTTATATTCTTCACGTAATAGGCATTCAATGATACTTAATGGCTTAATCCATAAATAACCGTTAACAGTATGTATGCACCATACATCTGCTTTAGTTGTAAGGATATCTCCAGGCTTGTTATTCTTTTCATATTCAATAATAATATTACCTGTTGTTTCACTACGCTTATCGTATTTAACCTCTACACTCTTACTAATCTCAGGTATCCAGATATCATAATCAAGGAATTGTCCTTCTATTCTTACAGCTAATGGGTATTTTTTCTTCAGTGTATTCAATACTTTCTCTTCGTATTTAATACCTATACTTAACATCTTAGCGAAACTCATCTTGTTT